AACCGCAAAAGTAAAGTCAAAAGTTGTGGATAACTAAGGACTTGACAGCTAAGATGTAGGGTGTAAAGTGTAATTGTTGGAGTATATTTTGGTTAGCGAATTCTATTGATGACAACCATCCGCGGATCTTCCAGGAATATGGGAATAGACGTGGTCGAGTAGGTAGTCAACAGAATTTAAAAGGACTTTAAAAGTCCCGCTAACCAAGCGGGGCTTTTTTGTTCGGCGGCTCGGAGGAAAGCCGCTGAGCGGAAGGTCGAGGCCTTGTATCAAACTCTTGCAACCCAAAAACCATGGTACTCGAAATTGCTTGTATTGCGACAGTGGTGATCTCTGCGGTCTATCTGTGGAACAGCAAAGAGGTCCAGGGATAATAATATGACCCAAAAAGAGAAAGAAGTCCAGCAGAAAGTCGCCGAAGCATTGGCGCTGATCGTTACCGCGCAGGGCCGCGACAATTACACGAGCGCGGCGGCGGATCATGCGAGCAGATTAAGCGAATAAAAAATGAAGTACAAAATTTACGGTTATGACCGGCATACGAATAGCAGCAAATGCACCGACGAGAACGGAACTGTCCATAGAATGGACTTTCTTGTGAGTGGATGTCTGTTACACATTACAAGCGCAGAAGACTTGATAGGTAAAACTTTGGAAGCGCGGGCGGTATTTCCTTTTGTAGAGTTAGCGGAAGGTGTTCGTATTGTTGAGGAAGGAAACGCGGAGGAAATAAGCGAATAAAAACATGGAATACCAAACCGAAGCGCAGATGAAAGTCGTTGATGCGATGCAGGATTACGGCGGCGGATTTGTGAAGGCGCTGGCCAGCTGTTATCGCCACGCAGATCCCATTAATTTTGTCAAACTTCAAAATGCTTTCCCGGAATATTGGGAACAGTACGAGAAGATGGCAAGCCGAAGAGAAACGAGGAGCAAAAATTAAAGGGGCACATTCGGGGAGAAGGAGAAGAGGCGGTGCCGCTTTGCTTCTCCCCGAATCCTTAAATCTGATGGAAAATAATGAGAACCAAAAACCGGCAACAACCGGAGAGGGGTCAATCCAATCTCCGCAACCGCCGGCAAAAAAAGACGTTATGAGTGAACTTCCCGCGCCGTCGCTCGACTATGTGCGGGAAGCTGAAAGTAAAGCGCTTGAGTGGATGAATCCCAAGCGCTGGTCGATGATGGAGGTTATGTCTAAAGTGTGGATGAACAGCGGCGCGATTCCGTCGACGATCAAGAACGCCCCGCAGTTGATGATGGTGCTGCAGGCCGGGTATGAGGCCGGACTGCAACCGCTGGAATCTTTGGCGGCATATTACTTCGTTAATGGCCGCCTGACGATGTACGGCGAGGCGGTGATCTCGCAAGTGGTTCGCGCCGGCCATATCGTCCAGTGGGGCGAATGCAACGCGCAAACGGCAACCGTAAAGATTACGCGCAAGGACAACGGCGCTAACTTCGAACAGACATTCACGATCGATCAGGCAAGATCGCGCGGTTTAGCCGGCAAGGATGTCTGGATTAAATTCCCGGAATCAATGTTGCGCTATCGGGTATTTGGAATGGTGGCTCGGTTTATCGTTCCGGATGCGCTTCATGGCATCCAAATCAAAGAGGAAATCGAGGCCGTGGAGGTTGAGCAAGAGGTTAAAGACGAGGTTGCGAATGTTGATAAGCCAGCAGACATAAAACCGATTGAACCCAATATCGCCGCGAAAAAAAGCGCTTTGGCCGCCGCATTGGGGTTGAAGAGCGATCCGCCACAGTCCGGTGATGATTTTATTCCGGAGGAAGCGGAAATTGTAGAAGGAGAAAAGGTTGAAATGCCCAAGAGATCGCGCAGGATCAAATAACCATGGAAACAGAATTACAAACAGCATCGCCAGCGGCCTATGTGATCGATCATTGGAGCTACAGCTCGATGCTTTCGTTCTTGCGAAACCGCATGCAGTGGAAAAAGGAGTATGTGATGAAGGTCTGGGACAATCCGAATTCACCGGCCAGCGTGGTCGGCAAGGCTTGCCATATTGCCGCGGCTAAATATCTTGAGAACGGAAATATCAACGAAGCGATTGATTTCGGCCAGGCTTACATTTTCGGCGTCCAGGACGAGAATATCGATTTTGGTAAAACCGGCAGCCGCGAGAAGATACTCAAGGATTTTACGAATGGCTTTAATATCTTTTTGACTGAAAAGCCAAAATTCAATAAGATCATCGGAATCGAAAAAAACGAAACCGTGTTTATCCATGTTGGCGAAGTACGGTTGGCGCTGCCGGCTAAATGCATAATCGATGTTGTCGATCAAGACGCGGACGGCGAGATCGATATTCACGATCACAAATTCATTTCAGCATATACCGACCGGGAAGAAGAGAGCGCAGCGTATTTTTTGCAATCGATGTTTTCTTTTCATATCGCTTTAGAGGTTTACGGCAAGGCGCCGCGCCGGATGATTTTCGATGAATATAAGTTGAGCAAAAACAAGGACCAGACGGCACAGTTGCAGCAATATGTGATCGAATACGCCAAGCACGCGCATTACTTCCAGGCATTTTACAACCTCTATAACGAATGCACGGCCGAGATCGCGCGCCCGGATTGCCGGTACCTTCCAAATTTCAGCGACATGATGAACGGCAACCAGAGCTTCAAGGACTATGTGATGAATCTGATCGATATCCAGACGCCGCTGATGATCGAGCACAAGAATACGCCGGTGGTGATCGAAGAGCGCAAATTCATCGAATCGGCGGCCACAAAAACTGACAATGCTTTCTTGCCGGCTGAAGAGAAGATCCGCTTAAAGCTTCAGGAGTTTGCCTTGCCGGTTGAAATGCAAAAAACACACATCGGCGCGAGCGTTACTCTCTACACAATGAAACCGCAGCGCGGAACCAAGATGAGCGCGTATGAGAATCACGCCAAGGATCTGGCATTGGCATTGGAGGCCAAAACCATCCGCATCCAGGCGCCGATCATGGGAACGAGTTTGGTGGGTGTGGAGGTTCCGAATAAGGAACAATCCAAGATCGATCTTTTGAATGACGGCCAGCTGGCGATGAAACTCCCGGACGATGGAAAGCTTAATATCCCGATTGGTGTCGATGTCTACGGCAATACGGTAATCAGATCCCTGGACGATATGCCGCATCTGCTCATTGCCGGAACGACCGGCGCGGGCAAGAGCGTGATCCTTAATTCGATCATCAGGGTTATATCGATGACGAATTCAGCGGACGACGTGCAGATGATTCTTATCGATCCTAAGCGCGTAGAATTTCGCCAATTCAAAGATTTGCCGCACTTGTTGGCTCCGATCATCGTTGACGATGAAAAGGCTGCCAGGGCCTTGGAATGGCTTTGCGGCGAAATGGAAGATCGATATAGCACGCTTGAAGCTTCCGGATGCCGGAACATGCATTATTACAACCAAACGCACAGCGAAAAAATATCAAAGATTGTGGTTATGATCGATGAATTTGCTGATTTAATGATGCGCAAAGACGATCTGCTGTCCGGATTGGATATCGAAAATTTGATCGTTAAAATTGCGCAGAAGGCGCGGGCGGTAGGCATTCACTTGATCATCGGGACACAAACGCCGCGCGTTGAAGTGGTCACCGGCCGGATTAAGGCAAACATAACCACGCGCATCGCTCTGATGACGGCAAGCCAGATCGACAGCCGGGTGATTCTTGATGAGAGTGGCGCCGAGCAGCTTATCGGACATGGCGACATGCTTTTTATGGATCCAGCGAGCAAGGGATTGCAGCGGCTTCAAGGGTTCTATTGCTAATCGTAAACATAGTCTGCGCTATGGAAAATCCAAAACCAATAAAATTAGGGTTCAGTTTTCTTCCCATTCCGGAAGAATTGATGGCCAGCAAGGCGCTTAGTTGGGGAGCTAAGCACCTTTTTGGTATTTACGGCAAAGCGAACAAGGAAGATATCAAGTGGGACGCAAAATATTTGGCCGAAAGAATGGGTTGCGAAGTCCGCGAAGCCCGCCGGCGCAAAAAAGAACTTGTGGAAAACCAGTTGATAACCGTCAAAAAGCATCCCGGCAAGAAAGATGAGGTCAGTATAAATTTGAGCTTAATTGCGCTCATCCAGACCCCTGTCCAAACGGTCAGGGGTAGGGGTACCGGGAACGGACAGGGGTTTATGACACAAAACGGACAGGGGTCTAATCCTTATATATTAAAAGAATTAAAAAAAGAAGCTTCTTTTTTAGAAAGAGTTAAAAATGGGGAAAAGCCAACCTACCGGGGAATGCAAATGCGTTGGTCTGAAGGAATGATCAAAGTCATTCCCAAGGACGGCGGTTCCTGGCTCGAGTTCGCCGATAGCGAAGACAAAATAATCTGGCAGTAATTTTATGGCTAATCAACAGCAAATTAATTTTAATCAGGAACAGCTTGAAAAACTTTACCAGTTTTTGCGCGCGAAAGGTTGTCCTGGTACCGCCGGCCACGCAAATTATAAATCTTTCCTGAATCGAAACCGGAAACTTGAACAGGTACGGCCGCCGCAGGTTCCGGAGGCGTTGCTGATCGGCGGAGTTGCAACGTCCGGGAAAATTCAAAGGCCGATGTTTGGAGATCGATCGTAAAGTAAAAAAATAAAATAACAAAAAACATGTCAATAACAAAAGAAGAAATTTTAGCCAATCTCGAGGAAGTGAAAAAGTATGTTTCCGAAATCGAAACCGAGAAGAAAGAAACCAAAAAAATAAGCATTCAAATTAAAAACCGTTGGACTGGTTCGATAATCTTCGAGAGCGAAAAAACGACATACAAAGAAGCCATAGAGCAATCTAAAACCCAGAATAACGGAATATTTATGCGCGGTGCCAACCTGAGCGGTGCCAACCTGAGCGATGCCGACCTGAGCGATGCCGACCTGCGCGATGCCGACCTGCGCGGTGCCAACCTGAGCGATGCCGACCTGAGCGATGCCGACCTGAGCGATGCCGACCTGCGCGGTGCCAACCTGAGCGGTGCCAACCTGAGCGATGCCGACCTGAGCGATGCCGACCTGCGCGGCGCCGACCTGAGCGGTGCCAACCTGAGCGATGCCGAATTATATCGCGCGCTGTTTTATGGCCGCGGCGGAACCAAACCGCTTAAAAGATCGCAATTACCCGCATTTTTGGCGGCGTTGGGATTTGTGATCGAGGAGTAATTCTATGGACACATCCGAATAATTCGCCGCTCAGGAGAGCGATTACCAAACCGGCAAAGACGAGAGGCGAATCTGCAAGGAGCAAAAGGTCGAAAAACACTTAAACCCAAACAAAAAAAATGCAAGACGAACAATTATTTGCGGAGCGCGTTATCCGAGTTCACGGACCGCTTAACATCATCAACCGGCCGCTGGAAGTTTTAAAAGACAAATTCCGGTGCGAACGGCAGGCGAACGGATCGGATTTGCTGGTATTTTACGAGGAGATCAAAAAGCCGGAATATGACCGGGAAATAATTTTGCCGGGAAACCCGGATAATCGGCCGGAAGGAAATGGCGGTTAATTGTCCCAAGTGCGGCCGCAAACTTTCCGAAACAGTCGGCCACGGTATCAGCCAGATCGTGATCGAGGAAGTGCGGTATTGTCTGGATTGCGTGTGCGCGCCGGACCCGTGCGAGGGGTGCAAAGTCAATAACCAAATTTATGAACGAGATTGTAATGGTGAAAAAATCAGAACGTCGCGAGCGAAGCTTACCAAATGTTGAATATCGGGTCGTGGCCGAAAAAAGCAATTATATCCAAATTTTCAATAAAAATGTTTTGCCGATTTGGATTGGGATAGACAAAGAATTTTTAATCTATAAAAAAATGAATAAAAAACCAATATCTAAAATCATCGAGGTGGGTAAAATTAGAAAATTTGCCTTGTCCGATATTCAGGCGCAAGATTCGGCGTTCGATATTGATCTTGGAGATACGGTGGAGATCACTGTCATTGGCAAGGTGGTGCGATCCGCGGATGCCGGCGAGAATTTGTTCGCTTTTAGCCGCGAGTTCGCGGTTGAATCCCAAGACGCTTTTGTGAAGAGTATCAAAAAGTGGGAGGCGGAAAAAGCGGAGGTGAAAAACGATGAAGATCAAATCGAAGAAGATATTGAAGGCCTTAAAAAGGCGGGCGTGAAAGATAAAGTTTCAATCAATGCTTTCCGGACCGGTCGCCGGCAAGTGTTAAAAGAAAAAGCGAAAGTCCATTAAAACTATGAAAATTGAACTTTCAAACGGCGTGGTGGTAATTCCCACGCCGGAGATAGCAACCAGAGTTAAGCAAATAATTTTTGAGGAAATTGATAATTGTCCGGCTTGGCCGGAAGGAGAAGCCAATGATCGGGAAATAATTGCGCAAAAAAAGCCAAAAATAATCAAATTGCCCGGACAGAAATCCAATCGCGTTAAAACAAATCCGCCCGAAATCAAGAAGCCTATTTTTGGGGAAGTAAAACGCTACACGCCGGAGGAAAAAGAAAAGATTATGCGAATGTGGCGCGCGGGCGATCGTATCGAGGATATTGCCGAAGCCGTGGGTCGCAAGGCGCCGGCAGTCCGGGTATATATCTACGGCCTGATCATGAAGGGTGAACTCGAAAAAAGAAGCAAAGCAAGAAAATCAATGTTCAAGGCCGAAGGAGATAGCGGGATGGATGATCCCGGCGAAGATTTATAAATTTTAATGTTGGCGGGTAGCATTATGGGGTGGCGGAATAGGTAGACGCTAAAGGCAAATAGATTCACGGATTGCCCTATGTGAATTATGCAAGGTGACTATACGAGTAAACTTTACACCGCATCCGGGTTGCGGCGCGAGATAATTTCATTAACGCCAACAAACCAGTCGAGTGTATTACGGCAAATCCTTGCCCCCATAATATTGCCCGCCAAAAAAAATCTATGGAAACAGAAATTGACATTGCACAATTAAACGGCTGTTTGCCGAGTCCGGTTGATGAGCGCGATCATCTTATTTCCGGGGAAGTTTCAAGCAAGATCGTGCGGCCTGATGTTTGTCCGGCGCCGTTTGATTTGCCGGATATTAATCAATTTTCAAAAGAAGAGACAAAGTATGCTTGCGTTACATGCTCATTAAGCGGAATAAGGCATCAGTTAAGCCGCATGCAGGACGTAACTGAGGAATATGACTATCAGTGGCTTTATGACCAGTGTAAACTGATTGACGGCTATCCTGGTCTGAATGGCACGTCATTAAAAGCGGCGCTTGAAGTGGCCAGAATTATCGGCGTTAAAACAACAACCGGAAAATTCCGGAAAATCAAGGAATATAAAAAAGTCATCAATCCGAATGATCCGGCGCAAATGGAAACAGCAATATTCTTGTATCACGGGGTAATTGCGGCGGTTACGCTGTCTAACGCCGGCTGGAAAGGAACGATAGTCCGCGCGCCAAGGGATGGTGAACCTACGGGAGGCCATGGGGAAGTTCTTAATGGCTACGGAGCTAACAATTATTTCGGCCAGGATTCAATGCCCAGTTACCATGGTGGATGTATTTTCCAGCAACCGAAATTATATCCGATCAACGAAGCGTTTGCGGTGGTGCTGGATGAGGATATTGTTGATACAGCTTTGACCGGGTGGGTGGCTTCAGATGTGAAAAATACGATCAGCGGTGATACCATTATCGGACGGCTAAACCTTCGGGACTCGATCAACGGGACTTTGATTAAAACACTGACGCCGGGGACAAAGTTCAAAGTGGTCGGCACGAGTTTGGACTTTATCGCTGGTCATTCGTGGCAAAAAATAGAGGTTTTGTAAAAATAATACGCCAGCCCAAAAGGCGGCGAAAAAAATGCAGTCAGAACCACAAACAGAAACAGAAAGAGAATTGTCGTTCGGAGAGAAGGCGGTCGGAATTACATTTAATCCCAGCGCTAATCTTGAAGTCGATAAAATCAAACAGTTGTTCGCTAATGCCATCGATGTTTGCAATGATTTGCGGGGAAAGTCAGATAATCCTGAAGTCAAACGAATGATGTCTGTTGCCATTACCGAAGCGCAAACGGCGCAGATGTGGGCGGTGAAGGCGATCACTTGGAAAGGCTAGTTTCCAGGTGGAAGTTGACCGGCGGCGAGCGGCGTCGCTTAATTGGCCGGGGCGCAGAGAGCAGGCGGAAAGCTACTCTGTAATTAAATCTATGAACGAAAACATCGGGGCGGGGATTTGGTTTGTGATTTGGTTTTTCGGAATTGTGATAGCCAGTTTTTTGGAGGTTTATGGAGCGTGGAGTTTGTGGGTTGATATTTTGAGGAAATAAAAGGTCGGGAGAAATAAATTAATCAAATAAAAAATGCAACCATTATCAGATTTTGTATTTTTGAAGTATGAGAAAAAAGAGCAAACCAAATCCGGCGTCTATGTTTCCGATGTGAGCAGAAGCAAACCGGCGCGGTTTGAAGTTGTGGCCGTGGGTCCGGGAAAGCTTAACCGAATGGGCAATT